ATAACCGTTAGCGTGAATAGCTAATGCAGCCGATACTGCTTGACAAAGGTTAACATAATCTTGTCCATCTAAACTTGCAATTTGACCTGCAGATGCACCTAGAACATTACGACTGTTAGCTTCTTGCTTACAAAATTCAATAAGCTCGTCCATTTCTTCAACTGTACTTGGTGCAGTTAATCTAGATTTAAGACATAAAGCTGCGGTCATTAACTCATTAGGGTCATCACCTGCTTTACTTGCTTTTCCATCAGGTCTAGAGTTAACATAGATATATCTACTCATGTCCTTATGTTTAATGGTAAAATCTTTGTCGATTCTATCAGCTGGTGGCTCTGGGCCTTCTTCTAACTCTTCAGTATCAGCAATAATTTGTCTTGCTAATGAAGCAAATTTAACTCGTTTATCACCATTCATAATGGCGAACATACCAATCTTTTTAGTATTAGATTTACCAGGTCTATTGTCGAGCTCGATCGCACTTTCAATAGTTGATATACCATCGTCGAGTTTACCTAGAACATCAATAGCAAATGATTCTTCATCTCCAGTAAAGTCTGGAACATCAATAGGAGCTTCACCTAAAAATGCGCTAAAGCCTAAATCTATACTTTCTTTAGGTACACAATTAGGAACAAGCTTACCACCCTTCTTTTTCATTCCCACTTGTTTGTGAGATTTCCAACAAGGGCCGTCTTCTTTTTTTGTTTTGTCTTTAGCAAATGAACTAAAACTTTTCATAATACCTTTTACTTGAAATGTGGTGTTTCAGTTATTTATAAAAATTAAATTAGTTGAACGTCGTTGAAAACACCTTTTCTTTTACTCTTACTACCAAGTCGCTGACCTATGTCTGTCTTGTCGAACACTGGTCCGTCATCGTCATAGCTCTTCGTCTTTTTTCCAGAGTTACCGCCAGAACTGTCGTCCATGTTAATATTGTTTTGAGCACTCTCTTCGAGTTCATAGATTTTCATCTTTGCTCTATCAATACCAACTAAGAACCTACGATACCAACTGATGTCACCCCAACGATTCTTCAATTGTTTGAGCATGAGTTGTCCAAGTTCGTCAAGCTGTTCAGATGTTACGAGACCAAGAATACAGTCAGCAGTATGAGTAATACCCATAGATTCAGATGTATTAGTAAGGTCAACATCAGAGTTACCATAACCATCACGGTTAAACTGAGATGATGTTACAAGAGCACAGTTGAACTCCATTGCAAGACCACGTACCTCTTCAGCAATACTCTTAACAAGGTTATAACTACTTGATGCTGCAGCACCTCTTACACGAGATGAAGCACAAATGTTAAGATAGTCAAGGAATATCACATCAGGTTTAAAGTTTTTCTTCTGTTCAAGTTCATTTAGTAAGTGTCTAAAGTGACCAGAATGAACAGAACCAGTAGGGTACTCTTTAATAACAAGTTTCCCTGTGGTTTTTGTTTTGTATCTGCTGAGTCTTTTTTCATAAACATCTCTTGGAATCTCATTCACTTCGTCCATTGTAATATCCATAATGTTCGCATCAATACGACGGCCGATTTCTTCTTCAGCCATTTCCATAGTGATATAAAGAACATTTTTACCATACATGAGATGATTAGCTGCCATGTGACATTTGAGTAGTGATTTACCACCCCCAGTCGTAGCAAGTAATACAGTCATTGATTTACGAGGTAAACCACCTTTAGTAATTTTGTTTAGAATATCGATGTCAAACGGAATACGCTCTTCTTTACGATGATAGTGCTCATAACGATCTTCATAGTCATTTAAGAAGTCGTGACCAACACTTGAGTCAAAAGATATACCTAAGCTATCTTGTAATAGTTTTGGAATATTACCTTTATCGTTTTCACCATCTTGTCCGTCAAGTATAAGAATACTTTTACGAATACTATTATACAAGTCTTTGTCTTGGCAAAACTTCTCAGTCTCGTCAAGCAAGAACTGAGGATTAGTTGTTTTGTCAATCTCAAACTCACCCAACATATCTTGGATGGTATTATAAGTATCTTCGTTTAAGTCTTTACGCTTTTCGAGTGAGAGCTTAAGAGCCTCTATGGTGGGAGGCTCTTTGTATTGCTCTACATATTCAGTAACAGAGTTAAAGATTTTACGATAAGAGATATCTTCGAAATAATCATCTTTTAGATAAGGAAATACCTTTCGGCTATATTCGTTATTCAGTATCAGATTCGATAGTATCGTCTTCTCTATCATCTTCAGCTTCTCCCATTTCAAGTGTAGTTAATTTAAATTTGCTTTCAACATAATCATTAAATCTTGGGTCAGCAATCAGTCCTTCAAAGAACTCATTGTCTTGTTCAATATCTTTTAGTCTACGTTTAGGGTCAATAATTTCACCCGTATCCATATTAACTAAATTATACCACCCTTGATTTGCCTTAGTCAAATGACCAGACTCAAGTGCTAATTCAAATAAACTTGAATATTTCTGAATACCAGTATCGTAAAGTACGGTAAATGGTAGTTTAGCTTTCTCTTTAACATATCTGGATTTCTCAATATTAATTGTGAACTTGAACCCTTTCAGGTCAGTACCTTCTTTCTGTTGAGATTTACCAATGATAAAGATTTGGTTAGCCGAATAGTAAATACCTGTACCACCAGAAACAATGTTCTTAGGAAATAGACCAATCTCTTTATAAGTGTGGTTGATCGCTATCAATGGAATATCTTTACCTGTTAACTTAGGTGTAACAATTCTGAATAATGATTTGAGCTGTTTTGCTCTTGTCATATCAGCAACTGATTTTTCGTCTAGGGCATCTTGTACTTCTTTACGAGAAGCTAAGTTACCAATAGAGTCAATCATTATAAAGACTTTATCTCCTTTGTCAATCTCGTCTAGTCGTTTAGTAGCATCAAACTTAAGTTGCTCTACGTCTTCGATTGGTACGTGAATAACACGGTCGGTATCAATGTTGTAGCTTTCTAGATACTCTGGAGTAATACCATACTCTGAGTCATATAAGATAGCAACACCATCTGGGTATTTGTTTAGGTAAGCTTTCATGCAATAGAGACCAAGTAGTGTTTTAAAACTCTTGGATTCACCTGCTACTACAGTTAAACCTGGTAATAAACCACCTTTGAGAGAACCGCAGAATGCGATATTCACAATAGGTAGTTCAGTTTGTATTGGGTCTTTGGTATTAAAGAAGGAACTCTTTGATAGGACAGTCGACCCTTTGACTGACCCCGCCTTCAACATTTTGTCAAGTAGACTCATAATTTATTCTCCGCTTAGAATTTGATGTAGTTTATCTGCAAAAGCGTCAAGCTTCTCATAACGATTCGGCCAATAGATATAATCTTTTTCTGGATTCGCTTTGAGATTGTTTAACAATGGAATGATAGCTTCGTACATAATTTGGGCTCTTGCTGATGCGTCTTCAGCTGATGCTGTAGCAGATTCTGCTTGAGCTTTGGTTTCTTGTACGACTGATAACTCATCTTCTGTCATGGCTGTAAAGCCGAAGTCAAAATTGGTCATATCGATTGTTGGTTTAATTGACATACTTTCTCCTGTAAATATGGGGACCCGAGAGCCCCCACCTTAGATTAATTTCGAGCAAGGTCCTTGAAGATTGCAAGGTCATCGTCGTCGTCATCATCTACTTGAGATGCAGTTTCTGCTGCAGCTGGTGCCGATTCCGGCATCGATGCAATAGTGCTTGAGATATCAAATCCATCGTCTCCCTTAGCTTCATACGGTGATGCTGCTGAAACTTCGTTAGTTTCATTCGCAAGGTCAAGTACTCTAAAGAGCTTGGTCTTGAGTTCATCGTATGCTTTAAAGTTAGATGGTTCTACGAGAGCTTGTAAAGAATGCTCTTGTTTCCAAACACCTTCAAGTGCTTCATCATCATCTAATAGCGGTGTTGGTGAGTCAAACTCTGACTTATCATAGTTTGGGTAACCCTCAAACTTACGAATTTTTAGTCTAAAGTTTGCACCTTCCCATAAATCGAATGGATTTACTGGTTCTTCATCTTCAAAGGTAGGATTCATCAAGTCATTCAACTTGTCGAATATTTTCTTACCAAATGAGTACATGAAGACTTTACCTTCGTTATCTGGGTTTGCTGGGTCTTTGACAACATAGATATTTGAAGTATACTTCAACCTACGTTTCTGTTTACGAGCTTGGTCTTTATCAGCATCGATACCAGAATTCCACAACTTAGAGTTGTATTCAGATACTGGATCGTCTTGGTTGATAGTAGTCAAGCTGTTTTCAATATACCAAAGTCCTGTAGGGCCTTGGAAACCATGGTCCCAAATTCTTACGAAAGGCATCTCCTCGTTTTCACAAGCAGGTAGGAAACGAATAATCGCAAAGCCGTTACCAGCTTTATCTCTTGTTGGTTTCCAGAATTTACCCTCGTTTGGGTCTTGGTATGATTTAGTTGAAATCTTATCGAGTTGCGCATTGAGCGTATCGAGTGACTTCGTACGATTCTTCTTAAGCGAAGCAAAGTTTGTAGTTGCCATAATAGTTTTCTCCTTTGTATAGCGTTATATAGCGTAATATTACAATTGAAAGTAGACACGAATAATGTCTTTAAACTTTCGTTCATCATATACTAGAAAGGGTTTATACTTTCTAGATAGTCTTATTATATCATGTGAGATTATTTTGTCAACAATTTTTTCACCCCAATAATCAAAAATATTGGCTGTATGAGTTAGAATGGTGAAGGTCTCTAATGAAATCTTCTTCTGACTATACAGAGTCATAATGTATGGATGTTGACCATCCCTTGATATAAAATTTGCTGTCCAATCTTCTTTGAGATTTTTCAGCTCGGATTTAAAAGTGTAAGTCAATGACTCTTGCTTTTTCCTCCAATCGTTATATCTGTCTTGGGCCTCATAATCGAGTAATTGCCTTATCCAGATATTTGGATTATTTATAAAATTTGCAAGCATAAAGTTAACAACATCATCTTTTTTTGCTAATTTTGCAAAACTATATGCGTCTTTTCTAGTACGAAAAGTATCCATTGAAGCTCTGACTTTACCATTGTATTTGTGGTAGTCATAGCCATCAGATGTGAAATGCTTTTTGAGTGCTAGATATTTTATATATGTTTCAAATCCAGAATCTACCATTTAACAACCTTTAATAATGTCGTCTAAGTTGGGCTCTTCTGGTTTAACCATTCGTAAACTAATGGCTTCTGTTTTAATCTTTTCTTTTAGTATTGAGCTCTTCTTCACAATTTGAGCTATTGTTTCAATTTCTAAGTTGTTTTTTTCTGCGAAATCTACGAGAGCGTCGATATAAGGAACACCCTTAGATAATTTCGAAGAGATTTCGTGATGTATTCTATCTGGTGTCAGCGCAACGACTCCCATGTTATCTTTCCCTTCTGTTTTTTGTTTTTTCATAATGTCCTGTTATTATATACTATTATGTCCATGCTGTCAACATGTTTCGTTAATATGTTTAAAAAAGATTCTTTTGTCGACACGTAAGTATATTTGATTTGATAAGGCCTTATTACCTTAAGACCTGTATATTATAACATGTTATGTAGGGTTTGTCAACCTTTATTTGCTATACTTCTTCAAATAATACATTGTCGACATATTGGTTCTTGCGCTCTTCAGATATCCCCATTGCAAGGATTGAACTGTGAAGCATTTTGTTGAGCTTTTGATTACGACAATATTTGTTCTGTGCTTCAAGTGTGTTGAGTTCTTTGTCTTTACTATGAGCTGGATTACTCATTTCCATACAGTAAAACGAAGCAAGATTAAGTGCCATATCACAAAGCTGATTTGTTTCTTCACCTTCTCGTATTGAACCAGCTCCTACGATGTTCTCGCTAAATATTTCCTCAGCCCACTCAGGCATGACACGAGCTCGGGTCCATGTTAACCCATTAGTCTCGTATTTAAATTTATCCAGATAAGGGTGAGGGCCTTCAGTAATAGGAGAATAGTCACAGAAACACCCAGATATTTTTTTAGGGTTTGCAACTATGTCTAAACCAAATATAGGCAAATTAACATGTTCTCTTGGAAATATATTAATATGCATTAACCAAAGTTTGTTTTTACCTACAGGTTCTATTGTTTTGAGATGAGCTTTTCGTATGATATCGCTTTCCCAAAAGTAATCGCTCCAACCTTCAAGGTCAGCTACATGTTTTGTATTTTCAACTTCATGCATTCGAGTACTAAATAAGCTTCTCAACTCATTAGACAAATTTCTCAATCTATCAAATAATTCTGACTCAATCATTAATCGTCGTACTTTTCTTGTAGTTCTGCTAGTATTGTTTCACTGCTATCATAATCTTCAGGATTGTCGTGATATAGTTCTATAAGTTCAAAGAACATTCGCTCTGCAAATTCAAAACATATTTTTGCTTCATTAGCCATATCATCATGTAGTAATTCTCTTACTCCAGTGATAAGTCCTTTCCTGTCGTCAAACTCATACATAGCTCCATTGCCAGGAATATGTTTCTTAATAATTTGACCACCATGGGCATCGCCAAAATGTCTTACATATAGATGAGCTAATAGTCCAGTATTGTTTTCGTCTTCGCAAAGTACGTCAATATGTTTTTGGTATTCAACTACACTTTTTAAAGGCTCTTCAACTGGTTCAAAATCGTACATGTTTTCGATTTCAATTAAATCATCTTCAATTTGTGTTGACCTGAAAATAGATTCCAATTCAATAGGAACTGAAACTGCGCTTTCAAGTGATGCATAGTTAGCTAATTGTGCAGCCAAATATTGCTGATATAGTCTAGGTGGAATGTTTCCACTTAATAGCATATCTGCAAATTCAGTTCGTTCTGCGTTGTCGTGATGCTCTTTGGTGAGAGCTTTAAGATTGTTTGACATTGATGACTCCATTATATTGTTTGGTTTTCACAAAGTTTATTTATAAATAGTTTCATAGTCATGCTGATTTGATAAAAATAACAACGGAGAATTTGTATGTTAAATTTAGATAGTATAAAAGGAATTGTTAATCTTGGTAAAGATTGGCTTCTTGACAGACTAGGAGAAAGAACATCGTGGGATGGTGGTTTAATTATTGCTGTTTGCGGTGGATATTTACTTTTCGGTGGAATCATCGAACTAGTAGCATGGGCCGGTTTATTATACGGTGCATGGACACTTTGGAAAACAGAGGCATAAAATAATGGCTGATGAAGATAAGAAAGTAGAATCAAAAGCATATCACCCTGCTGATACTAACGGAGACGGAAAGGTCACTAAAGTTGAGCATGATATGTTTCTTGAGTTCAAAAGAAAAGAGCTCGAAGATGCCGATGCGATGCGCGATGCACAGCGTCAAATGGCATGGTTTTCATTATATGGAATGTTAGCATATCCTGTTTTAGTAATTGGCTCTAATGTAGTCGGTTATGAAAAAGCAGCTGATATCTTGGGCGATATGGCAGGAGTATATTTTATTGCTGTTGCTGGTATTGTTGCCGCGTTCTTTGGTGCTCAAGCCATGACGAAGAAGTAGATTCATTTTACTTTCTAAAGGGACCGCAATGGTCCCTTTGTTTTTTATTTTTCTACTGAATGTAATGTTTCGATTTTAACAGTGTCGTGATAGTCACCAT